GTCAAACTGTAAACCCATTTTGTCAATTGCTAAGACTGTGTCAAGGATAATACTTGCTGTATTTTCATTTACACCTATGTCTACTAGACCAAGAGCTACTCTGAACTCATTTGGTTTAATCTTCTTTAATGCTGATGCCATGTTCTTTTCTGTATTGAATTTCTTTTTTGATAAGTTCTAGATGCCAATCAGCACCTCCGTAGTCAAGTACTGCTTCAAGATGATCATCTGTCATATCGCATATTGCAATCCAAGATAATGGCTGAGTACCATCTTTACCTCTGCCTCCACGTGTGGCATATTTACGTACAGTTTCAAAGTCATCATCAGCATACACTGCAAAGATCTTGATTTTACTCATATCTTTTGCACCATATCTAAGATAAGCTGTACCTCCATCTACCATTGCATTATTTGGGCAAGAGCAGGTTTTGTAGTCATGTCTGTGATAACTCACAATTGTTTCATTACACTCTTGACATGTCACAGAGTTGTAAACTATTTGTTTATGTTCCATAATCATGCATTTAGAGTTACAAAATTTTTGTCAAAGAATTCAGGTGATACAATCTCTTTAATAAAAGCAAGATCTTCTGAATTTGCAGTAAGCTTGTTACCTACCTTCTTGTAAATAAGGTTTTTATCTTTCCAAGACCAGACTCCATATTCATGCAGACTGTTAATCATGTTAAGAAAGAATTGCTCATTTGCTTTTTGTTCTAATGGTGTCATAGTTTATTATAAAAACATTAACATTACGCCAGCAAATCCAATACCTGCAAAGAAGTATATAAGATTGTTAAGCCATTGAGGATAATTTTCCATGTTACTTAAGTTTTGCAGTGATATATTGTTCTACTTCACGAACTTCTTCATTTGTAAGACCTTCGCAATAGAATCTTCCCATACCAAATTTAGCTTTGATTTGAGAGTAACTAAACCCTGGTTTAAGAATAAACTCTTCAAACTTTTTATCTAACCATAAAGTAAATTCAGGAATGCTAAAACCAAGACCATAGTGGCCTTTTTCTAAGAAGTCTTTATACTTCTCATTAAATTGATCTGCTGTCATCTTGTTTGTTTTTAAATTGTTTCATTTCTTCATCTAAAGATTGATCAGGACTGTAAATTTTAGAGCATTTTCCACAAATGTGAAACTCTCCATCTTCAGTCCAAGTATTGACATATTCACCTTCTTTTATATGAGGTGAGCATGTTTTACAATTACATGCGTTTTTTGTGCCACAATGTGGACAATGAAAAGCTCCTTTCATAATTTGTAAATTAGAAAATGTATCTGATTTTGTTCCAGGGAATAATCTCATCATGCAGTTTTGTAAACTGATCAATATACTCAGACTTTAGATTATGCTTGTAGCGTAAATTTAGTCCTCCATATTGAGATGTCTTGTCTTCTTGTATAGAAGGATTCCATAAGAGTTCTTCACCTGTTAAATTGTTAGCAAGATTATAATCATGCTTGTTACGGTTGTGAGTTAAAAAGATAACTTCAGCTTTAACTTGATCTTTGTACTTTCTATCCACAAGAGCATCAACGCCTTCAAATAACATTCTGTACTGTTCTAACCAATCATCTGTTACAATTACAGGTGAGAAGTTTATGTGAACATCATAACCAGCTTCAATAAATTCATTAATAGCTCTTATTCTATCAATGATTTTAGTAGTGTTAGGTTCCAACAAGTCTGCATATTTTTGAGGCATGAGAGAGAATCTGATACGTATCTTTTTTTCAGGATTATACGTAAGAAGTTCTTTGTTTACGTACTTGGTTGCAAATGAACCCATTGCAATCTCACTTTGCTTAAAAAAGTCAAAGATGTATTGCCACCTGTGATACTTTAAGTGTAAAGCAAAATCTTCATTACATGAGATGTCATAAGTAATAAACTTCTCATGAGTTTGATTTGGCTTGTCAACAACAGAAAACCAGCTGTGATTGTTAATCTCAGTTAGTATTTCACTTGTATTTTTGGCAATGTCTAAACCTTCAGGTTTATGACGTTTCATGTAGCAGTATGTACAATCAAATAGACAACCATGGCCAAAGCTTGGTGATATAAAGTCTGTACTTCTGCCACTCTCACGGATGAGCATTGATTTTCTAATTACTTGTTCCATAATGTTAAAAGTAAAACCAGGTGATGAGATTTCACCACCTGGTATAATACTATTTGGTATAATGATTAAACAGTTACCTTTTCTTTGATAAGCTTGTCTACTTTTCTTGACATGTAAGCAACAAGTTCTTTTGGAAGATTCTTGATGTCTGTCATTTTGATAAAGTAATCAAACATATCGCGCGAAGGAACGTGTTCCTCAATAGCAATCTGAATTACTTGAAAGCCAAGTGATTGAGCACGCAATACTTTTTTACGTGTATCTTCAATTGCACTGCGTCCACCATAATCTGAGGCAGAAGGAGCACCATCTGATAACACAAAAAGTAAACCTTGATTTTCTGTTTGACCACGCATACGTTTTGCCGTAGCAAAGATGGCATCACCATCTCTGTTATTTGCACGTGCTGTAACAGAACCAAGAGAAAATGGATCAGTAATAAATCCTTTTTCACGATACACCATCATGTCTACAGAACCTGTGTTTGTTGTATCTGCAGTATGACCATAGATAAATAACTCAACATCAGGCATTTTTCTGAAAACTTCATTGATAAAGATTGCAGCTTCTCTTGCTTTCTCAATTTTAGATCCTCCCATGGATCCAGACTCGTCAATAAGAACACCAACACAAACTTTGCTGGTAGTTACTTGACCAAATCTTTCATAAATAGTAGGAACTTGTTGAGCAGCTTCTGCAATCTTGTTTGTATCAAGACGTCCTGAACGCATAGATTTCATAGAGAACTCATAGTTTTTACTCTTACGAGCAAAAAGCTTTTGAAGTACAGCAGCTTTTGTTGTGTCAATTTTTGTCAAAGCATCTTTATAACGTTCTTTTGATTTCTCGTTAATATTTGCTTTTTTAAAATAGACATTACCTTGAGTAGCAGTTCCTTCTTCTTCCCATTCATAATCTGTTTTGGGAGTACTTGACTCATCCATGTCATCCACAAAGTCATCAAATTCTGCTTTGAAATCTTCATCAGAGCTTTCACCTTCTTCAGGATTAATCAAAGCTTGCATCATTTCTTTGGCAAAATCGTTAAGCTCAGCTTTGCTCATTTCAGGTTTTGCTTTTGGAGGAGGAGTTCCGCCTGAACCATCTGATTCATCTTCATCTTCGCCACTGCCACCACCACCTGGAGGTTCTTCTTCTTTGTCTACATATTTGTAAACAATGTTAGAAAGACTTGTTGCCATGCTGCTGCAACCATCAAAGTCTGCTGGAATACCGCCATGCTTCTTAAGCAAGCGTTCCATAGCTTTCAATGGTTCACTAAACTCGTCCATGTCTTCTTCTGTAATGTTAGCAGGATAGCGTAACATTTTTACCACAAGATCCAATAGACGTTTTTGTTTTGCTGCTTCAGGTCCAGGCCCTTCATAATTTTCAAACCTGTGGTCTTTGTACTTCTGAACAAATTTCAGATAACCAGGAAGACGATCAGCAAGTTTTTTATCAATACGTTCTGTGTTCAACACACTGTGTAACAAGTCTTTAACTGTTGCACCACGAGATGTATCACGTGCTTGCATAGTTTTTTGATACTCATATGTTGTTTGCATTGATGCCAAACATGCATTCTGAATTGCTGCGCCATAGAATGCGTCAAGAAGATTAGGATCATTATCTAAATAATTACCTTCTTCATCACGCAACATGCTTAAAGGAACTTGAACAGATGTTCTATCAGTATGTCTTGATGCAGTTTGAATGTCATTAGTGTACTTAAAAGTCTTAGGAACACCAATAACTCTAAACATAGAGCCAATCATTTTAGAAGCCTCTTTTAGAGAGTTGTCATTTTTGATAAAGTATGAAGAGTAAGAACTCCTACCTTTATCCCAGCTGAAAAAACGTTTACTTTCATCTTGAAATGTAAATGCGTCTTCAGCTCTACGATTAAACCAATCTTTTACTAATTTGCTCATGTCACTGTTTTTTAAAGATTTGTGACAAAAAAGGAGAGCTGTTACACTCTCCTTTCATTATCACTTTATAGTTGATCCTATTCAACTTTAGAAGGCTGATACAATTGATAACACTTTGCTACGCTCAGATACACCAATACCATCTTCAAACAATGGCATGATGGTAGCAAGCAATGCTTTATCAACATCAAAGCCATCTGCAATAAGACTTGCAGCTTGAATAGTATGACGCACAGAGACAGGTGTTGAAAGCTCTTGCTCTTTGTATTGCTTACGTATCTCATTAGATACACGAACAATAGCTGTAGCAGCTTTCTCATCAATTCCAGTACGCAATTTTAATACATTCACTTCATCCTTTTCTGTAGGATAACCTAACTCAATAGGAAAGAAGCGATCCAACAATGCACGGTCAATTGAATGAGTACCAGAGTACTCAGAACCAAGGTTAGCAGTTGCAAAGAAAACAGTGTTTTCATCAACAGGAATCTTACGGTCACAATCTTCACATGCAATGTCTACTGGCAAGTAACGTCTTTTATCCAAACAAGGGAACAAGATATTATTTGCTGCAAGAGGTGAACGGTTAAGCTCGTCTAACAACATGATACCACCAGCTTGAATGTTGTGTACAAAAGGAGCAAACTCAAATGCTGAGTGACCTTCTTTATTCAAACGGTGAACACCAAGTAATGCAGACTGCGCATCTTGTACAGTACCCATGTCTTGGATGTACATGTGTTTTTCCATTGCAAGAGCAAGGTGGGAAACAATTTCTGTTTTACCTGAACCTGTTGGTCCTATCAACAAAGTATTTTCACCACGTAACACATTTCTCACAAGCAAGAACCACATGTCTGGATCAATGTGGAAACCACACTCATCAACAGACGGCACAGGATAGTTTGCAGCAATTGTACGCTTCAGGTTTGTACCAGAAGGAAGTTCACCACCTTCAATAGGTTTAGGAGCAATCATGGTATCCCAATCATATTCATAACCATAAGTAGCAAATTGTTCTGCCATTGTTTTGGCTTTTTCAAAACCGTACTCATCACTGTCAATCATATAGTTGACAACAAAGTCAGCTATTGTTTGAAG